TGAAGGTGACGCTATTGTAACTAGTGCTCCAACTTTAGGTGCTGTTAGTGCATACTCAGACCAGACATCTACTGCTGTAGGATCTGGAACTGGTACAGGTACAGTCTTAAGTTCTGGTGCTTTAACAGTAGTTGGTGGTGGAACTGGTACTCTAAGTACAGGTCAGTTCGTAACTGAATTAGTAATAGATTAACATGACAGATGAAAAAGATATATGTCCTGTTTGCAAGCATGTGTGTCCTTGCGAATGTGAGGACTGCGAAGGCTGTGCCTGTGGTTCCGAATTTCACTCAGGGTAGTATGACTTCGGTGACAACCCAGACTGTCACTACGTCTGAGACCATAAATAGTATGGATTATGCCACAGGCTGGACTTATTCAGTCAGTGGCTCAGGGGTAGAACTTGAATCAGGTAGTACTAACATAGCACCTGATGTGACAACTACACAAACTAATACCAACAATGGTGTGACTTCAACATGGACTGGACTAGATTTATCAACACAAAACAAACCAAATTGGAAGCAAAGCGAGGCAGGAAACTCCTTCCAATTTACAGAGCATTACAGCGGACCAGGTCTTCAGACTCATACAATAATACAGAGAGATACCACCGTCCAATCCGTCACAGAATCAACCAGTATATTCTCAAACTGACTGCTATCACTGCACTTTCTACATGTGTGCCTGTGTATGCAACAGACGTTGGTGGTGTTTCTGCGACAGCAAATCCAGTCGCTAATTCTTCAGGCTCAGTGACCAACCAGGCAATACAAGTTTTACAAGGACCATATATTACTAACACATATGGTGATGGTATATCATGTCAAACTGCTACCGCCAATTTCACACCATACATCACCAGAACAGGAACATGGCAAGATCCTTACGAGGATATCTTCCTTGATCCTGTGTACAACAATGCAGATAATAATGATGACAACATACCTGATGCACCAGGTGAGATACTATACTATATCCCTACACGTACAGGACAGAAGTCTACACAGAATATAAACCTAGGGTTCAGTGCTACCCTTTCTATACCATTAGATAAAGAAGCAAGAGATAAATGTATGGAAGCAACTGCTATCCATAATGAATATCGTAAACAACTCACTGCTAACAAACGCCTTGACTTTGAGATAGCCAGGTTAAAAAATTGTGGTCAGATGAAAAAAGAAGGTATAGTGTTCCATCCAAAGTCTCCATACTATAGTGTATGTGCTGACGTTATGTTAATCAATGCACCTAATGTGGTAGGTCCTCACAAACATAAGATCACTGCTAATGGTAATGCAGATGATCTAAAAGAAATTTCTATAGGAAATAATTCTAAGTTATGATTTTTTCTTTCTAGTTTTTAAAGGAGGTAATCCTTTCTTCTCACGATACTTATTTGCTGTTATTTCACTCTTAGATAACCCACGATGAGTACCCATTTTCTTTTGAAGAGTAGCGATAGCTTTCTTTACAGCGGGTTTAATTAATCTTAATAGTAATGGTGTGGCAGCAGCTCCTGCTGTTGCAATGACTGCGATTGCCACTGTGGTTGTTGCTTGATTTGGTGATGGTAAAAATTTCTCAGCTACTGTAGTTGGTTCGTACAATGTTACACAGACCTTACCATCTGCACTAAGTTCATGACCAGTCACTCTCTCATCTCCAGACAAAGTGAGATCACCAACTCTTAAATTATTAGGACCAGGACATGGTGTTTCTTCTGCACCAATATCACCTGTAGGTGGAACCTCTGGTGGATCTATCTCTGGTGGTGGTTGTACAACTGGTGGTGGTGTGTCTACCTGTATTAATAAATCTTCTGGAGTGTAGTCCATTGCATCATACATTGGATACTGTCCATCACAAAGAACCCTCGTCCCACTGGAATCATCTTCCTTTAGGTTGGGGGTTTCTCTATTTTTTGCTGCATCAGGGTGAAACTTTACACAACCTGGCATGTCCACAATTGGTGAACCTATATGTAATATAAAAGGATACGTCTGTGTATGTGGGACGTAATTGTATATGCCAGGTGCTTGTATTCTAGGTATGTCTACGTTTTGTACCCCGATATGAGGTATTTCAGTCATTACAACTTAGGTATACCTGGTATTGCAGGACCTGTAAGATCAGGAATAGCATCTGTGATACCACCACCTATACTAGGCATGACAGATTTCATTACTTTACTTTTAACATTCTCTATGATGGCATCCTTTTGTGTAAAAAGATAAACACCACCCCCAACAACGGTAAGAGATATAGCGAAAGACGAAATAGCAAGTACATTAATAATTTTTTGCATGATATTTATTTTGTATCGGGAACAATTTTTACAGGACCTGATTCGATCCTAATGGTTTGTGCGGGAGCAGTCTCTGATGCCTTAGCGATAAGGAACTCCATATCTTTTTTAGATATGTTTGCACTACCACCATCAGCATCTTTCTTTTTCTTACCTCCCGTCTGGACGCCAAAGGTAGCTAAAGTTCCTGTGAAAACCGAAGCTATGAAAGTTGGGTCTATCTTTTCTCCTGCATCATAACCTGGTATTTTAACGTAGTTCAAAGTTAAAATCCCTGCGGACCACACGAGAACGATCAGTCTTATCAGTGTCGCTAAGTATGCTAGTTGCTCTTCCTTATCGTCAACTGCTTCTTTAAGTTTACCTAAAGGACCTTTCGGTTTTTCTTTTACTTCTGCCATAATATTCCATTTGCTGTTCTATTTATCACATCCACGCCATGTTCCCTGCAACAGAGATTCTAGGTTCAGTTGAATCATAGAAAGGATATACTAAATGATTCATTACTGCTGGAAAGAATACCATCAGACCTTCTAACTCTTTACCCATAGGATAATTAAAGAGTCTCTTCTGTCCAAATGTATTAAAGTATTCAAACTGAAAACATGATAGACATGAACTTGTAGATTTTGCTATGGGTAATTGCATTTGATCTGTAGTTTCTACTGGCATCTTCATCCATATAACAAATGAATACAAACCAAAGTGTACATGAGATGGATTGAACTCATGTTGATACTGCCAGTTGACCCATAGATCATTCAATTGAATAGATGATCCCTCTGGTATCATGGTTATCATTTCACTTGCTTTGTATTTGAAATGCTCTCCGTATTCTTTTGTTACATCACCAATAAATTTTCTGAAAGTATCAGTAGGATTCATTTCCTTGCTCGCACTAATATTTCCTGCTAGTTTAAACTTGGCATCTCTTCCTGCAGTGTCTATCATGCCCCACAGATCATCCATAATGTTTTTGGGTACACGAACTTCCAACCACCCATCATTTTGGGGGACTATCGGTCTCGATTCTATCATAATTTAATTGTGTGGATCGTAATATCTTATTATCCAACCTGTTCCTGCTATTAGTATAGCAATAATTATTAAACTTGTCATGTCTTCATTATGTATGCTAACGCATAATATGGTGGTCTATTTTCATGTGATTGTCCTCCACCAGCAGAACCTGTATTTACAGTAGTTACTTTACAGTCATTATTACTTGCTGGCCATGGACGATATCCTACATCATTTTGAGCATCTTGTCTATCCCAAGTATGAGTGTGAGCAGGAATTTGATTTAGTGTAAGAGTCACACTAGAATTACCACCAGTATTACCAACACCGTAACTAGAACCAGCACCAACAATAAATCTGTCTTGTAAATTTGGTGTACCATTCTGACCATTACATAAAACAAAACCATTTGGAATAGCATTAGTGGCACCAGACCATAATATTATAGCACCAGTTGGAAGTCCTCCTCCACCAGTACCAGTAACTTCAAGATTTCCATTTACTTTTACACCTGTTGCTGTGGTTTCTAATTTTGCTGTAGTGTTACTACCACCATCATAAAATAATTTTACTGCACCATTTGCAATACAGTGAATCATGTCTTCTGCAGCACCAGGAGTTGCATCTTTTTGAAGATATAGATTACTGCCATTAGTAACAATGCACATGTCACCAGTTCCTATCTCACTGATAAAACTATTGTTGCTATTTACATCATGAAAGATTTGCAAACAATTACTAGAACTCGTTCCAAGTTGTATGTGACCA